AAGAGTATCAAATGGTTCTGGTGTCCATTCGTGTTTGATTATGCACAAATCACACTTTGCAAGTTTTCCTAAAGACGCGCACACCTGTGTTTGCTCATTATCGCAATACAATGATGTGTATTCAGGATTATAGATGTATCCAAACTGCTTGTATAGGGGAAACCCCATAACGGTAAGCGTCATCAACGAATCGTTTATGTCACGCAATCCGTCCCAAAACTTGATGGCTCCATCAAAATCGGGAAATGCTTGCTCAAAGCACTTCACAATTACATCATCATATGACATCTGAACAGGAACCATATCATCTGAAGCCAACAACAAAATATCGCCGTATTCGCCTTCCATATCTGCGTTACAGGCTTGAATCTTGCTCTTGGAGTACCCGTAGCAATACTTGATATCCACAGACTTCTTTTGCGTCTCAAACCACTCACGCATGGCATCGTTGTTCATGGTTGCGTCATCGGCATCCATACTGACAACAAAACGCACATCATGCCGCCCACTCAGGAAGGTCATGTAGCGTGTAAACACAGACTTAAACTTTTCGGGTCGGTTCCGCGTTGGGAACTTTATCACGAGTCGGCTCATTACGAATATCTCCTTTTTCAGTCTTCAGATTCGGGCTTGTGTCCCGGTTTGCTCCGTCCTATGTGGTATTTAGGGCAGAGTTCCCACTCGCCCTTTTCTTTATGGGGCAGAATCTTTATTTTGTTCAGGGGCACTTTGTCCACAATCTTTTCTTTGTTTACAATCTTGAGCAGCCCCCACTCTTCTAGCAGACACGCAATAGTGTTGCGCCGCCCAATGTCTTCGCTGTCAATAGAGGTGGGCAGATCATCAAGTGCAAACATTTCCTTGAAGTGAACAATGTAGTACTTGCCACGCTTGTGAAGAATATGGCAGGACTGCCACAACTTCTTTTCTTTGCGAGACGACACCCCGATACGGGTCAGGGTTTCACGAACCTTGAGGAAGTCATCAGGCTTTGCAATGGTGACTTCTAGCAGATCTTTGGGTTCAAGATCAATATACCGTTCGTTGTTTTGTTCCATGCCTATTCCACTTTCTTAAAAAATATCGACACGGAACTATTTAGAAGATTACGGCTTTCCACCCTTGGAAACGGCATCCATAATTTGTGAAACTTGTTTCTCGGTCAGAACAGTCAGGGCTTCCCGTGCCTTCTTGGCAGAGAACCCGTAGTACTCAATCAGGGCTTGCACCCGCTCGTCATTCTCCCGCTTGAGCCACTTGGAGAACCGCTTACGCTTTCGCACCGCTCCCCGCAGAAAGTCAAAGTGCATCTTGGGATCAATGTGGGCACGGGTATTCATCTCGTTCACGGCAAACAGCGTATCAGGAAAATACGAGAGACACCGACCCACCACAAACGGTGGATACGACGGCTTGCCCCATTCAGGGGTGTCCATCAACGGCTCCTTGGTTTCGTTGATGGCTTTCAAATAATCAGACAGTTGGTGGCTCACTTGAACTTGCACTCCATCATTAGTTGCACCATGCAAGCAGTCAGGTTGATCTCTGCGTCTGCTGCAAACGCTGCCTTGTATTGGTAGTCTGCAAGCACAAGAATGGCTTGGGGAATAGAGCCACTTTCCAAAGACTCATACAGCCCGTCGTAAACTGCACGGAACACACGAGTTGCGTCGTTATCCAAGTTGTCCACCACCCACTTACGGACTCCTGGAAAATCCTTGGTCTTCATGCTCTTGACCAATTCTTTGATTTGAACTTCAGCAATAGAATTCAGGATGCCCACATCAATCTTGCCGCAAGACGAATACCGCTGTAGTTCATTCAGAGTACGGCGGAAGTCAGGGAAGTACTTGCCCACCAATTGAGCAACCACCTTCTGATCGTATTCAATGCCTTCCCGCTTTAGAATATCCTCGGCTCGCTTCAGGAAACGAACAGCAAGTTTAGCCTTTTCCTTGTTGGGAATACGGAAATCAATACAGGTACACCGCGAGTGCAACGGCTCAATCACCCTGTTCTTGAAATTACAGGTCAGGATGAAACGGCAGTTGGACGCAAACTCTTCAATGAAACCGCGAAGGGCAGGTTGAGTAGACTGTGCATTAGAGTAGTCAAACTCATCAAGAATAACCACCTTCTTTACGCCATCGGTAAGGGATATCGTGGACGCAAAACTGCGAATCTTGGTGCGGAGGGTATCAATATTACCGTCTTCCGAACAGTTAATCATCATCCAATCACAACCAAGATCGTTACACAGTGCCTTTGCCACAGAGGTCTTGCCACAGCCTGCTCCTCCTGAAAGGAGTAGATTCTGCGGTTCATTACGCTGCACCATAGTGCTGAAAGCGTCCTGTGTATCCTGCGGCAAGATACAGTCCCCCACGCTCTGCGGACGGTATCGCTCAACCCACAAACCCTTCACGGCTTCATTAGTGTTCATTTTGCCTTTCAAGCAGTGTACGAAGAATCAGCGTGAACAGCAATCCAATAGGTCAGCGGCTCGTTCTTGTTAGAGAACTTGCTTACCACCTTCTCGGAAATCTCCACCTGATAGTCACCGGGAAGAATCTTGAGATTCTCCACATCAAAAATAAATTGGAAATCGGCAGTACCCTCGTAGTCGCCCACGATGATGGAGTACTGATTGGAAGTCACATCACTCTTGTCACGCGCCACAATCTCCACATGCTTGCCGTCTTCGGTGGGCTGAACAAAAAGGTTTTGCACCTGAAGCACGGACGCTGCCTTGAGGAGTTCAGAGAAGTCCTTTGCCTTCAGCGTGAAAGACACAACTGCCTTGGGCATACTAACCTTCTTGTTTGTGGACATGACCAACTTGGGATCGCAGTAGTAATACTTGAGTCCCGAGTTGCCGTTCTTGATAGTGATATAGTTCTGTTCAAAAATAAATTCAGGGTCTTTGAACAGACTCACCGTGCCAAGAAACTTGTTCAAATCCCAAATTGAGAACTGTCGCCCAAAGGTTTCATCCACCTTGGCTTCAGCCACAATGGTCTTGGTGTTGGAGAGAGTACTAATCGTATTCCCTTCGTTCACCAAAATACCGGGATTGATTGCTGCAAAGTTCTTGAGAATATCAAGAGTTCGCTTGCTGATCTTCATGCTTTCAGTCTTCGTCGCCATAGTCATCGTGTCGTCCCTTTCTTCCTGAATTTATATCGTCCACCCAATTACGCAAGTTCTGACGCTCTTCGTGTCGCCGCCCACGCTTCTTCTTGTTGGCAGATGTCTTTCGTGCCTTTCTTGCTGAACGATCCATATCGTCCCAATTACGATTCTCCATCAAAAGTCTCCTATATCTGAAATGAGGTTCTTGAGTCCTTTGCTAATCATGTAGTTTAAAATCTTTGAACGATTAGCAGTAAACGGTTTTCGCCACTCCTCCATGATACGCTCTTGGTACTCTTGGGGAATGCACAGATGCGAGATGAGAGTCTCGTTTCTGTTCCAATTGGCTGCAACGGCATCGGGAACCTTGCCGCTTTCAGCCCAAGACTTTTCCAATTCTTCAAGACGCTTACGGGTAATGGGCTTTTGCCGCTTGCCGTCCGTCACGAAGCAGTCGTCTTCCGACAACACATTAGGCACACCGTCTGAAGAATCACCCTTCACGATATGCTCAAACAGGTAACTCTTTGGATTATCAACCGTTACAAACTTCTTCTGCATGGGCGAGTACTGCTGCACTCCGTTGTAGATTTGCAGTTGCCCAAAGTCTTTGTCTCCACTCAAGATCATAACAGGTTCCTGCCCGTGCAGGTTTCGTGTAAGCACAGCAATCACATCGTCCGCTTCGCACCCTCTCACGGATATATTCCGATACGGGAACACTTCACGCACTTCTGTGCGAACGGTGTCCATGATTTCATAGAATCGCTTCCACATATCAGGATTGTCTTTACGAGACTCACGACGCGCAGCCTTGTATAGCGGAAAGAACTTGCGTCGCCAAGAGTACTCACCGCCCTGCCCTTCTTGGCACAGGACAAGTTCGCCGTACTCCTTGCCGAACCGCTTGCGGTACATTCGGTAAGTGTTCAGCACCATATGACGAATCAGCGACTCGTCGGTGTAGTCCAAGTCCCGTTGTGCAAACAGGGACGACATAATCACTTGGCTGTTGTCTACGAGAATCATAGAGTCTTTAGCAACAAGCAGTGCTTGTTGATCCTTCCTGTTGGAGCCGCAGTCTTGGTCTTCATGTCTTCAAGTGCCTTGAGCATTCCCGCTGTCTTCTTCATCCACTCTTCCCACTTACGCACAGTCTTTTCATAAGACTTGGACACATCCCATCCTGTAATGGTAGACCCCTTGATACTCAACCCTGCTTTGGGTTCAGCGGCAACGAATACAGTAGCCTTGTGGTTCTTGGTGTTAAACACAACGAGTCCTTGAGCACCAATAATTCCACGAGGGTCAACAGACTGCAAGCCGTTCCCCCCCTTTTGGCAATACTTTAAACCCTTGACCAATTTTTCAGGATTTGCTTTGCGGGGTTTGCGTGGCTTACGGGTAGTTGCCATGCCGCCAATTTTTGTATTTACAGCGTCCACGGCTTGTTCTAATATTTCAATTAACCGCTTCTGCACAGGTCTTTTCAAATATGAATACCCCTCAACCAAATCAGGATCGGTCTTGGAGTACGCTGCCTGCATTTCCCCAACAGCAGTTTGCAGCCTTTCCTTGACAATGAGTGCCGTTGGGCGGGTCATGGTCTTGGAAGCGATCCACGGGGCTATAGAGGGCTTGTATCGCTTGCTGCCTGCCTGTGAGAACGCCTCGTCAATCAGCGGTTCCAGTTCTGTAAGGGTATCGTCAGCCTTGGCACGAAGACGATCTTGAATATTGGGAGCATCGTCATCCGCAGGAGCGGCAGACCGTGCTTCTGTCAACAGGTCTTCAATGTATTTTTGAATTGTGGCTTGCTGCTCTGTTGTCCACTGGTAGCCCCGTGTCTCCATACGGCAGTACGGGCACACCAATCGCAGACTGCTCTTGGACGCACGAGACACCAACCGCGCATCGTCCTTGCGTCCATTGGTCTTTAGCCACTCGCTGATCCACTCCTTTGCATTGGAAGGGGAGAATGACTGTCTATAGAAGTACATTCCCCGATCCCATGCTCGGGCACGGGCTTCGTCTGATGCAAAGTCTTCAGGAGTGAATAGCGGCTCATTGCCACCGTTCAAGATGCGCTGTACTCGTTCTTTGGATAGTTTCTTGCTCATGGTGTGCATAGTCTACTAAAGTTGTTCACCTTCTTGAATGTAAGTATGTTGGCAAACTTGTCAAGCAACTGGTCAGATTTGTGGCTAATTACGAATACATTGTTTGCTGCACCCATATTTTGGAGAATCTTTATGACTTCTTCTGTGCCTACTCCGTCCAAAGACGAATCAAATACTTCATCCAAAATAAGCAGGTTGGTGTTGGCTGAATTCTTCATTTTGGCAATGTCACGCCACGCCAACAGGAGCGACACATCTATTCGTAGTTTCTCACCTTCGCTAAAGTTTTCGTAGGAAAACTCGTCACGGTGACGACTCTTGATGATTTCCACAAAGTCCTCGTTCAGCGTGAACTGTGCAAAGAAATCCATAGACACCAAGTACTTGTTGATAATTTTATTCAGGGCAGGAATGTACTTCTTGATAATCTTGCGCTTGATGCCGCTGTCCTTGAGCAGCACGGTGGCAATCTCCATTGTGTGGAGGTCTTCAACCACGCCCTTGCGCTCGTCTTCCTTTTCACCCTGCTGCTGCTGAACGCTTTCAAGTGCTGTGCGCTCCGCAGCAATACTGTCTCGTTCTGCAATCGTTTTGGTTTGCAGATCACGCAACTGCTTGATGTACTTCTTGGAAGACGCAATAGCAGAATCGGTTTTAGCCACTTCAGTCTGCTTGGTGTTCATGGCTTGTGATTCTTTTACCAAAGCGTCCAAGTGTGCCTTTTCTTTGCCGATCATTTCTTCAATCTTGCCGATAGCAGTTTGCAGTTCGTCTTGGCGAGCAGACTTCTTGGCAATCATGTCATCACGGAAAGACTGGGGTAGATCGTGCTTGCACACAGGGCAGTCTTCGTTCTTCTGATAGAAGTCACTCTCTTCCTGTGCCTTCTTGATGTTGCTGCTGATCTGCTTCTTGAGTGTAACCATTTGATTCAGCGAATCCCGCTTGGCATCAACCG